TTTCCTGCTATTGAGTGGGGCAACAGAGGATGATTTGGGGAAGTAATGATGAGGTTAATGAATTTGCCTCACAGTATGGTATAACTATCCTCAATATCGCTTGTGCTAGAGAAGCATCTCAGAATAAAAAGTTACCTACTAATGCATTACTTGTTCACTATCTGGACTTAGAGAAGGATGGTGAACATCTTGTTGATACTTATGATATAGTCATGGGTGCTAAAGTAGATGTTTTCGATTGCTATTATGACAAACTCGGAAAAAACAAACTCAAAGCCATCGGTTTCTGTGGAGGAACAATCAGACCTCAACAGTTCGATTCCAAATCTTATCTCAAATCAGGTAAATGATTTATTTCGAGTGAAAGCAAAGAGACAGGATGATTGGATATTCAATGATTCTGAAGAGTATGATGATATTGATGAGCTAGCAGATACGTTGTTTGAATCTCTATACGAACACACTAATAAAATAAATCCTAATGAAGGACAAGAAAGCAGCCAAAAAAATCATCAAGTTAGCGAAGAAACATCCTGATTGGTATACCAAACAGGAGGTATATTATGCCAAATTTATTAAAAAACGTGAGAAATTAAAGAAAAATGAACGTAAAGCTAGTGACAGTGACCCCAGACGCAGAGAAGACGATGGGGTACGTAGCAAGAGTGAGCAACCCAAACAACCAAGACAATCCAGCCGTGGCAGGATTACTAGGTTATTGCATAAAGCATGGTCATTGGTCCGTGTTCGAGCAGGCTCACATGACAGTAGAGATAGAGACAACTAGAGGTCTCGCTGCACAAATATTAAGACATCGTTCTTTTACCTTTCAAGAATTCTCACAGAGATATGCTGATACCAATTTGTTAGCAGATGAGATACCTATGTTTGATCTTAGGCATCAGGACACTAAGAATAGACAGAATAGTATAGATGACGTACCACCGAACAAGAAACAAGACCTTGAGTACAAAATTGCGGAACATTTCGTTGAAGCGATGGATCTCTACAATGAACTCCTCGCTTCGGGTATTGCGAAGGAATGTGCGAGATTTGTTCTCCCTCTAGCAACACCTACCCGAATCTATATGACAGGTAGTGTTCGGTCATGGATCCACTATATAGATTTGAGGTCTGCACACGGTACCCAAAAAGAACATATGGATTTAGTTGAAGAGGTACGTAAGATCTTTAAACAACAGTTCCCCATCTGTACCAACGCTTTGAATTGGGAGTTTAAATAATGCCACTCTATTCAGTTAAAAATTACAAAACAGGTGAGGAAAAAGACCTTACTATGACCATTTCTCAGTATGAGGAATGGAGGACTGCCAATCCCGAATGGGAAAAAAATTGGCAAGCAGGTGTAGCATCTGCTGTGTCAGAGGTAGGTGACTATCAGAACAAGCTTCCGCAAGGTTTCAAGGATCGCTTGAACAATGTGAAGAAGCATCACCCTTACGCTAAATTCGACAAACTCTAGTATGCCAGTCAAAAGCAAGAAGAAACCAACTTTAGTTGGACTATCCACCAGACAGATGAGACGCAAACCTATCGGAACAGAACACTTAATAGATATAAAACCCCTAACACCATCTCAGAAATTAGTATTTGATGCTTGGGGGAATAGTAAGAATCTGTTTCTTTATGGATGTGCTGGTACAGGTAAGTCCTTCATTACAATATATCTTGCACTTAAGGAGATACTTGACGAAAAGACACCTTATGATAAACTGTATATTGTAAGGTCTCTAGTACCTACTAGAGAAATTGGTTTCCTACCAGGTGACCATGAGGATAAAGCAAATTTATATCAGATACCATATAAGAATATGGTTAGGTATATGTTCGAGATGCCAGATGATAATTCATTTGACATGCTTTACAGTAACCTAAAGGCACAGGAGACTATTTCATTCTGGTCTACAAGTTTCATCCGTGGTACTACTATTGATAATGCTATCGTATTAGTCGATGAATCTGAGAACCTTAACTTCCACGAACTTGATTCTATTATTACACGTCTAGGGGTCAATAGTAAGGTTATATTTGCAGGTGACGCTGCACAAACTGACTTGATTAAGGCAAGCGAGAAAACTGGTATCATGGACTTCAAAAAAATTATTGATGACATGGAAGAGTTTGAGAGTATTCAATTTAGTATTGATGACATCGTGAGATCTGGTCTAGTCAAATCTTATTTGATTAGCAAATTGAACCTTGGACTTTAAACATTTAAAACTACACGATTTTCCTGATCTAAAAGCAACAACTACCAAGGAGGGTAGGAGGTACCAAGTTGATGGTGCTTTCTATCCTTCTGTTACTACTGTCATAGGACATTCTAAAAAGAAGTCCATTATGGAGTGGCGTAGGAAGGTTGGTGAGGAAGAGGCAAATAAAATATCTAAACGTGCATCTACTAGAGGTAATAAGTGCCACAAACTTTGTGAACTATACCTATCGAATCTAGATGTCAGTAAGTATAAGGATGACCCACTATCCATGGGGTTATTTCATCAGATTAAACCCTACCTAGATACTATTAACAATATACATGCTCTAGAAGCACCTTTATCTTCTAAGACGTTAAAGATGGCAGGACGTGTAGATTGTATTGCCGAGTATAACGGCGAACTTGCAATAATTGATTTCAAAACCTCAACTAAGACGAAACGTGAAGAGTGGATCCACGACTACTTTGCACAAGAGACAGCTTATGCTATAATGTTTCAAGAGTTAACTGGTCTTATGGTCAAGAAACTCGTTACTATTATCGCTTGTGAAACAGGCGAACCACAGGTGTTTGAAATCTATGACAAGTTTAAGTATGCTCGCAAACTTAAAGAGTACATTGACGCATATCGGAGTGCCCATGGCGAGTGGTAAAATTGATGATGTCTTTGAAGAAAACTTCATGACAGCCGCTAAATTCTCAGTAGAGATAGAGAAGATCGTCAAGGAATCTGACCTCAATTATATTGAAGCAGTAGTACAGTTTTGCGAAGATAAGAATATAGAGATGACAGGTATCAATAAGTTGATATCTAAACCATTGAAAGAGAAATTAAAATACGACGCACAGCGTTTGAATTTTATGAAACGTACCTCACGAGGTTTGTTGAAACTGTGACAGGATTTGAAGTCTATAAAATGTATCTTGCTTTGAAACTTCACTTCACATCCGACACTTACGATTATTTCCAATATGGGGGGTCTGCTAAGGCATCCCAGAGATCTTTTGATCAACGTAAGGATAAGTTCTTTTTTGTCAAACTCTCAAGGAAGTTCAAGGACTTCGAGCTACGCGATTTTTTTGTCGCCAATTTTCTAGCAGAGGACAAGGTATATCCCGCAACACTAGTGCGAGAAGGTGCCAAGAACTATGCTGAGTATATCAAACGCAAAGAATCACTGAGTTATCGGTTTAAAGAGGATGTAGGCACTCTCCATGATCTTCAAGAAGACTTCGAGGGATTGTTCAATGTCTCAAGTGTCCACCCGCCCCTTGTCAAAGCCTACTTAGGTGCTAAGATAAGTATCGAGACACTCACAATATTCAACAAAGTCTTCCATTTCATCTCACATTTTGATAAAACTATCAGAGACGAGATAGTCTGGAAGCCACTACGTAATAAGGTAGTGAAGTACGACCCATTTCTGAGTGTAGATGTGGGTAAATATAAGAGTATAGTCCAAGCACAGTACCTATGAGTAACTTTTTTGATTCAGATGTAGTAAAGGAGGAACTACAGAATATGCAAGATCTCTACTTAGAGATCAATAAGATGGGACTAATGCTCAATGCTGTGGAGAAAAGAGAACAACTGGACAAGATGATGAGGTTAATAGATCTCCAACAAACAATGTTCATGCGTGTTACACTCTCTGATGATCCACAAGCAAAACAATTAGTTTCACAGGTCAGGAATGCTGCAGCAATGGTGGGAATGTCACCAAATGACATTACTCCACGGTTTTATGACAGTCTTCGTGACAATGTACAAAAAATGATTGACCAATTACCTACATAAACCTAATGCATCTATTATTGACCCTAATTTGTATTTCACTTATTGCTTTAGCACTAGGATACAGCATTGTTAAACATTACGATCCCCATTCATGAGCGATCCAAGTAAACTGAAACCTGGCGAGTACATAGACACTCAAGGAATGGGTGGTCCTATGGCCCCAGAAGACCTTGCTAAGTGGAAGGCATCTGATGAGTATAAGAAACAGACTTTCAAACCTGCTATCATTCAACCTCGTAGGTTATTTACTCCATCATATGCAAAGGAGTTGAAGATTCTTATTCATGAAGTATTAGATGAACGTGAAGGTAAGATGAATTATAAGACTTACTTTGACACCGAACCATTTAAGCATTCTATAGATGACGAGGAACCACCTTATGAAGGTGCACAGTATCCTAACTTAAGAGGTTAACATGAGATTAGCAGTTTTTTGTTCAGGTAGTGGATCTAACTTTGAAAATATAGTTAGAACATGCCATTATGATGAAGTTGTGGTGATGATTCACAACAAAGAGAAATGTGGTGCTGCTAAAAGAGCAATGAAACTGGGAATACCCCATGCATGGATTGATCATAAGGATGAGATATCCATGGTTAAAATGCTAACAGCATGGAATGTAGATCTCATAGTATTGGCGGGATGGATGAGAATTGTTTCAAAACATCTCATAAAAGAGTTTCCAAACCGAATAATCAACGTTCACCCCTCGTTGTTACCTAAGTATAAGGGGTTACATGCCGTAGAACAAGCAATGGATGCTGGTGAAGAATACACTGGATGCACTGTACACTACGTAACCGAAGAATTAGATGGTGGTCCTATCATCATCCAATCAAAAGTCCCTATTATGCCAGATGATGATGTTAAGTCTCTTACAAAAGCCATTCAGCGACGTGAGTACGCAGTTTTACCGTTGGCAATCGAATATGTTAAGCACGAATTACAGAAACCGAATAGTGGATATCTGTTGCAGGATGATATCTACAGATGGGACAGTGGATCTCAACGAAAGAATTTGGATGAACAAGTTGTGCGAACGTAACAACTCTGCTAGATCATTAGCAGGAGCTTTATTATGTCCTGATTTTATTGAAGATGCTAACCATTGATACTGTCAAATCAGAGATAAAAGTAACAGAGAATTTTTTACCTAAGACACAATTTAAACCACTACAAGAGTGGTTTATAAATCATTGCGAATGGATGTATAGTCCATATGTTGTAGGTGAAGGAGACCACCCTGATGACTATCAGTTCATTCATATGTTCTGGTATCCGAATCGTGGGGTGGTCTCTCCTAATATGGATAAGATAGCACCTTTACTGGACAAAATAAATCCTGAAGTATGGCTTAGAGTTAAAGCAAACATGAGGATGAAAACCGATGAGGTTAGAGTAGGGGGATATCATACTGATGTTGGACCATATGGTCATACAACATCCATATACTATATCAATAGTAATGATGGACGTACTACCTTTGAGAACGGTGAAGAGTTTCAGAGTGTAGAGAATACCTTGATTACATTTCCATCAAGGTTAAAACATGCTGGATCCACTCCCAGTAGCACAAAAGCACGTATTGTGCTAAACTTAAACTACCATACACTTAATTAATTATGTTTGCAGCACTTAATGTCGTAGAAGCATGGAATGAAATCTCATGGGCAGATGCTATTCCATTTACTTTAGTATTGATTGGTCTTTATTGGGTTAAGGTAAAGATAGATACATCTGCTGGTTTAGGTAGAAAGAAAAGTAGACAGTTGAAAAATATTATAGTTGAAGCAATAAAAGAAGCAAAGTAATGGATCTCTGGAAAAATTATAAAGAAGCTTTATGGGAAACATTTCCTGATTTCCAAAAGCAACCTATCTGGGCAGACTGGACAGGTAAAGGTGGTACTCGTCTAAAAGCAACAGTATACACACATGATTATTTTATTAAATCAAGAGAAGTCGATATCTGGGATGAAAAATCCTGCATCTATAACAATATTCTTTATCCTAAGTGTGGCGCAAATGGATGGGCAGGTAATCTCCCTTGCTTTGGCATGGATCTCATGGGATTCTCTGAACGAAAAGTTATTATAGTATTTGACTTCCAGCATCCAGTAGAACATTACTTGATGTCTGTACCTGATTTACCAAAAGCAGAGAAAGATTATAGGTTCTTTGAGATGGGCAACCACTTCTCAGAGAATATTTTTGTAAGGTACTGTAAGATGGATGAGGTGGATGACCATCTACCTATGTTTAAGGAGTATTTACAGAAATACAAGGATATGATAGAATGGGAAACACCTGATGGTCTCAATGCCACAGAAACATATAGGGACTTCGATAACTATATGACAAGGTTAGACCCAGTTGGTCCTTATCTTGCTGGTAAGTTTGGTAAGGAACAGTCAGAACAATTAGTGAAAGGATTTTTATTTCAATATGGAGATACAAGCGAACCCGAACAACAATCCTGATAAACTTCATAGAATCATTATAAACCATCCTGCAATTAATGTGGGTAAGGTTAAGAGTGTCTATGAAGTAGGGGGTGAAGCAGATAAGGTCATGATTGAGTATCATGATAAGGTTACTGCATTTGATGGTAGAAAGACATCTGAACCTTCAGAGAAAGGTAAGATATGTTGTCTAATATCATCACTACTCTTTGAGCATCTAGGTAAGCGTGGTATTAAATCTCATTATATTGATTGTCCTTCACTCAATACAATGTTATGTAAGAAACTAACTATAGTTCCTATTGAGGTTATAGTTAGGAACATTGCTGCTGGTAGTATCGTTAAGAATACTACAATGAAGGAAGGTACACTTATTACACCACCTATCGTAGAGTATTTCCTTAAGGATGATTCTAAAGGTGATCCACTACTTACATTTGATCGTGTAAGACTAATGGGTGTAGATCCTGAACCTATGAAGAAAACAGCACTGGACGTTAATTTTGAACTACAATCCTTATTCACCCTTATGGGTATTGATCTTGTTGACTTTAAGTTGGAATTTGGTTACGATGCTCATGGTGATCTATACCTTGGGGATGAAATCAGTCCCGATAGCATGAGACTGTGGGAGAAAAACAGTGGTATGAGCAAGGATAAGGACATCTTTAGGAAGTATGGATCAGATGAGGCATTGGTCTCAGCATATAAGGACATCCTAACAGGTCTACGTCAGTTTACTTGACAAGACCCCTCAAGGTGTGCTATAAATAATAGGTCGGAGTAATTAACCGACACGGGAGTGACTGAATAAACTTGCTGGCATAAGGCTAGTTAAGGTGATGAGACACAGGTGGTGCTGCTTCCCCCAAGGAAGAATCGACTTACCAGTCGGGTCTCAGATAGTACAGTAAAAATCTACTAATGTAGCAATGCCCTGTACTTGTTGGTAAACATGAATCCAACCTCCCACCCCAAAAAACAAAATCCAATTAAATCTAATAAATCCTATGTCGTTCGCAGAGTTAAAGAGAAAGAGTAAAGCAAATTTTGAATTTTTACAGAAAGAGTTAGAAAAGACAAGCAGTAATAGTAATGTAGATGATAGGTTCTGGAAACCAGGACTTGATTCATCAGGTAGTGGATACGCTGTTATCAGATTCCTTCCACCACCAGATCAAGATAAAAATGCAGATGGTACTCCAGGTATTCCTTGGGCAAAAGTATATTCTCATGCATTCCAAGGACCTGGCGGTTGGTACATTGAAAACTCCCTAACAACCCTTAATCAAAAGGATCCTGTTGGTGAGGTTAATAGACAACATTGGAATGCAGGTACTGAAGAAGGTAAAGAGTTAGCACGTAAGCAAAAACGTAGACTGTCTTACTATAGTAATGTCTATGTTGTTAAAGATACAAATGATCCTAACAATGAAGGTAAAGTATTCCTTTATCGTTACGGTAAGAAAATCTTTGATAAGATCCTTGCAGCAATGCAACCAGAATTCCAAGACGAGACACCAGTTGATGTATTCGATCTTTGGGAAGGTGCTAATTTCAAGTTGAAGATTAAGACAGTAGCAGGTTTCTGGAATTATGATAGCAGTGAGTTCGATTCTCCTAGTGCTCTTAGTTCAGATGATTCTGAATTGGAAGCTATTTACAAGGAGGAGCACAGTCTCAAAGCATTCACAGCACCAGACCAGTTCAAATCATACGAAGAACTGAATAACAGGTTGCAGTTGGTACTTAACAGTGCTCCAACTCCAACTCCAGTTTATAGAGAAGAAGTTGAAGTACCTGTACCAGTTACATCATCTGCTCCTAAGTTTAATACACCTAAGAGTGAACCATCGCCTGTGGCCGATGATGATGATGCTTTGAGTTACTTTGCTAAATTAGCAGAAGAAGACTAGTATATATGTGGCGAAATTGAATTTTTTATTATGGGAATTCGGGAAAAAAAATCCCGACAAAAATTGACTAAAAAAGTCGATCTAAACTAATGTTTCTTTTAATTTAGAAGAAATGAATGCAGAGCACTTCTTGTAGGTGCTCTGTTTTTTTAGGTCATCTACTAATGGTTTAACCCACTGACTCTTTAAAATATAGATTTCTCGTTTTGCTTCGTTTTTTCTAAATTCATCGTCAAATAACGAAATTGGAGAACTTATCGTATTTCCAGGAATTGTTGAAATTGAGTTATTTGTGTCTTCGTTGTTATATTGGAAATTACCTTCATGGAAGGTTTTATCAACTTTTTGCCCCTTTTTCAAAAATACCGTTCCTGAGTCATTTTTAACATCTTCTGTAATTTCATAATATTTGATTATAGACTCTGGGTTCTCGTAACTATCATTTAACCATTTTTGTAGGGAATAGTTAGATAGTGGCCAATCCTTATGTACGTTAGTTATGTTATTGGTTAAAGCTATCACCCAATCAAGATTTACGTCATTATATACTTTTTCTGCAATTTGCTCTATTCTTAGATCATTCTCTATTGCATATTTGTTGTAAAATACAGTATGGTTGAATACATCTTTGTGTATTTGATATCTCTTGAAGAAGTTTTTTACTACTATAAAGTCTGCACTAGAAAATGGGAAACTCTGTGGTTTCTTATCATAGTAGAGGTTTGGTAAAATAGAAAAATACATTAGTATGACCACTCCTTGTCTTGTTTCCAGATATCGTCTTTGTAGACAATTTTTGTTTCTACCATTTGAATTGATAATTCGACTGATGTCGGCATACCACCTTCATATGTAGTGTATGATCCATCTGGTGTGTAGTTGATATCAACATTAGTTAGTGCTAATGCTTTATATTGTGATAGGTAAGGATGTGGCTTACCACCCATCATTAACCTCATTCTCACTAAATCTGGAATTTTTATGAAATTACCCCAACCACTAATATTGGTAATTTCGTTACCTTCATCTTTATGTCCATCATAAGTAGCTAAAGATTGATATTTGAATATTTTACATATTGAGTTTATGTCTAGTGCTTCATCATTACTCCTAGCAGACATTTTCCACTTAAATCCTATATTCCTTAATTGAGGACCACCAAACATTAATTCTACGTTGGGGTTTAGTATTGCATTTGATGTACCAGCCATAACATCATTTTGAGTTACGCTTTGATTTGCCTGGTTTAGAAGCCAACGTATAGTATCAGTCTTAAGTCCAACCATTCCAGCTGGAAGTGTTCTAGTACCATCAGTTATTGCTTGTACTGGATCCTTCAGACCAGACATAACACCAGCAGTCATATTACTAAATTCTTTACCACCCCATTGTGATGCAAATGATGTACTTACATCTTGAGGCATATACAATTGTATTGTACCAGCAAATGATCTTGCTTTCTTTCCAAAGTTACCAGCCCAATTAGCTTCGTTTTCTCCTTTATCTCCTAATTGGTTATATTTCGCAAGAGCATCTCTCCAAGTATTATTTAAACCCCTATTCCTAGTATTATCCTTACCACCTTGAGGATTTGATCTACCCCCTTGAGTTGTCCCATCAGGTAAGTTGTAAGAACCATATTTTTTAAATGGTGCTCTGTATGAATAAAATTCAAATTCTATATAATCGGTATCTGTATCTATCTTCAAATCACGAGGATACCTTAAGGTTTTACCTGCACCAGTTTTAGCTTCTTCTGTCATGATGTTTGATTGGGGTATAGTTCTATAGTACGTTTCATTCTCACTCTTCGCTTCCTATTTTTATAGGAATCATCCCAAACATCATTTTTTCGTACATTAAATTGTTTATTGTTCTTTATATAGACGAAATTATCTATAGGTATCATTATAGCAGTCATCCATTCTGCTACACCTAAATCTAGGTATTTTCCACTTTTTACGTTTTCTACTAAGTATTTATGGAAGGAACCCTTGGGAACACTGAGTATATCATCTTTAGTTAAGGTTTCGATGATCTTAGGTCTGTATTTTGGATTGATATAATGAAAATTGCAACCTATGAAGTAATCTTGAGCTCTATCTATTACATATACTAGAGGATAAGTATCATACCATTTTAACCATTTTGATGATGCTTTATACTCAAATAGATATAGATGACCCTTTCTAACTTCCTTTCTTGATTGATTTGAATCTTGAAAGTTTTCATCGGTCAGAGAATCTGCTGCTTCATCTGATAATAGTTGTTGTATTGGCTTATTATGGTAGTCTGCAGCTAAATATCGCAGTTGTTTTCTATACCAACCAACAGATCTTGGTTGATCACCTGCTCTTTCTTTAATTGTCTCGAATAAGGTTTCAGACATGTAATTGGTCTTCTGTTAGTATTTTGAAGGTCATACTTCTGTGATCACAGTAGTTTTCAGCAGCTTCCCATTTAGCTTGGTTTATTAGGTATGTTAGAACTGATTTTTTGTATCCTATAGTTTGACGTTTTGGTTTCTTTGGAGGTTTAGTCTGTTTCTTTGGCTTAATTTCGATTATGCTTTTGGTCGTATGACCTTCCTTAGTAACCGCTTTTACATAGAAATCTGGGTAATATCTATGAACTCTACCGTCCTTTGGTGATCTGTATGGTATAATTACTTCTTCACTACCCCATTCAATTATTGATGGAGTGCTATCACAAAATACCATGAACTTTCGTTCCCACATAGATCTGTATATAATTCTTGTGGGATTGCCCTTGTACTTTTTAGGGTTTCTTGGTTTATACAATCCAGAATAAGCCATATATACTATAGAATCCACAACACTATTTAGAGTAGATGACTAAAATTTCCGAATATGTTAATCGGATAGCAAAACGTGGTGGTATGGCTTTATCCACAGGCTATACTGTAAAATTTGTATTGGATAATGGAGATTCAACTGGATCTTTGAAGAACTATATTGCATCAACTGGTGTTTCTGAAGATATATACGAAGGTTTTTGTGATGAGGCAAGTTTACCACCTTCTCAATCAGCAACTGGACAGTTGACTGGTAGATATCTTGGTGAAGGTGCTATATCTTATCCACATACTAAGATGTATACCGATTTTTCCTTATCATGGATGGCTGATGCTAATATGGAACCATATAAGTTTGCACAAGCTTGGTGGCAGTTTATTTTTCAAGAGACTAATCCAGCAGACAATGAAGTTTATGATAAGGAGGGATATTATCCAGCAAAAACTAATCTAGATACAAAGAGTATGTTATCTGATAGTGATACAAAGCTTCGTAATAGATCTACTAGACTTAGATTTCCAGAGAAGTATCTAGCTACAGTAATGATAGGTAAGGCTGAAAAGGGTCATGATAGTGATATTGGAAGGTGTTCGACAGTTCATGTTATGCAAGAAGCATACCCATACTCTGTAGATTCTGTTCCGTTATCATTTAGTGGTTCTTCTCAGTTAGTTAAAGTTACTGCTAATTTCTATTACAGTAAGCACTTTGTTAAATATAACGATATCACTAAATTAGATACACCTCCAGAGAAATTAAAAGCTTTTAACCCCGACTAAATAATTAATAAAACAATATTATGGCATTACCAAAGGTTGTCGCTCCAACTTATGAATTGGAATTACCGTCAAACGGAAAGAAGATTAAATACCGCCCATTTCTTGTTAAAGAAGAGAAAGTTCTTCTTATTGCATTGGATTCAAAGGATGAAAAGCAAGCAACACAAGCAATTGTTGATGTATTAAAGTCTTGTATAACAACACGTGGTGTCAAGGTAGAAGAACTTCCTAGTTTTGATCTAGAATACTTATTTTTAAAGATTCGTGGTGCATCTGTTGGAGAGCAAATAACTGTTACTGTTAAGTGTCTTGATGATAATAAGACTCAAGTACAACACACCATCGATATTAATGATATTAAGGTAGTGAAACCAAAAGGTCATAATGAAAAGATTATGATTAGTAAAGATATTGGTCTTATTATGAAATATCCTAGTTTAGATCATTTTGTAGAGACTGGATTTAGACCAGAACATGAAGTTGATGGAGTTCAGATTATTATTGATTCAATTGATCAGATATTTGAAGGTGAAGATGTAACAGAGTCTAGTGATTGTACACCTAAAGAATTGAGAACTTTTTTAGAAAGTCTCACTCAGAGACAATTTAATAAAATTGCTAAGTTCTTTGAGACTATGCCTAAATTAAGTCATAGTTTCTCTATAAAAAATCCACATACAGGAAAAGAATCTAAGTATACATTGGAGGGAATACAGAGTTTTTTCGCATAGCACTCTTCCATACATCTTTGGAAGAGTACTTTCAGACAAACTTTGCCTTAATGCACCACCATAAATATAGTTTAACAGAGCTAGATAATATGATTCCTTGGGAACGAATTGTGTACCTCGCACTTCTTACCCAATATCTTGAAGAACAAAAGAATCAACAAAAATAATGGCTTCAGGAACCCAAGACTACCAAACTACTTCTGGATCGTTACTTGAAAAGGCGATAGCAGAGGCTAGGAAGGAGCTTAATAAAAGGAGGAATAAGAAGGGTGAAGATGGGAAACCAGATCCAGTTGATGAAACTGCTATAGCAGTATTACAACCTCAAACATCTTTGATAGAGTCTGTTGCTGATGTTTTTTATAGACCAAAGCCAACAAATTTGGTAAATACAGATTTGGTTGGAGAGGATCCAGGTAGTCAGGTTATTGATGTATTATATACGGTAGTAGAAGAAATTGAAGCAACGAATGCTTTATTGGGAGCACAAACAAAATTATTGAAGGGATCTGTTGAAATAGATCAAAAAGCTTTAAATGAGCAGAAAAGGTTTAGAAGAGAAAGTAGGTTAGAACAGATAGAAGACTTATCTGGTACTTTAGATCCTTATGATACAAGAAACCTTGAAAAGAAAAAAGGAAATTGTGAGTGTAATGATGGATTGCTTGGTGGTTTAACGAGTGTATTAAAACCAATTCTAACAAGTGTATTAGCACTTAAAGCTTTACCTTTAGCTCTTAAAGTAGGTGCTGCTGTTGGTATTAAGGGTGTTGTAGCTGCCTCACTTAAAGCTCTTGGTTTAGCTGGTGTTTTCCAATCAATGAAGAATTGGTTTAAACCAAAGACAACAAATATTGGTAACTCAAATATAAAGGTTAATCAAGGTATTGGTGTAGATCCAAGTGATGCTGTTATTGATTTGGATACTTTTAATCAAAAAGGGCAAAAAACTAATCAATTGCTTCAGAATTTAAAGAAATTATTCAAACTTAAAATTAAAGTTAACCAGAACCAACAACTTCAATTACCTGAGTCTAATGCACAGTTATTCCAAGAAAGTGATGAGGTAGTAGAAGAATTAGTAGAAGAATTTGTTGCTCCAGATGGATCGACTATAACACAGGGTATTGATGATGGTGTTAAAGGTGGTATCGATGATGCTATTAAAGGTGGTAGTGATGATGTTATTAGTGGTGTCGATGATGGATTTAAGGGTATTTTAAATCAAAGTGATGAGATTGCTGGTGAACTAGTTGAGATTCCAAAAACTAATGTAAAACCTAAGTTTGATTGGAAGGCTTTGCGAAATATGTTGAACCCTAAAAATCTTTCAAAGGTCAATTGGAAAAATGTAACCAAGGGTGGTATAATAGGTATAATAACAGGAATGATTACTGGACAGATTCATGATGCTATGGAGAACTGGGGAGTAAATATGGAAGCTAATGGTATCGCAAAAACAGATATTGATCGTCAGAAAGAAGAAGTTCAGAGATTGATCGATGAAATTATAAAGGAAGAGAAATGGAAAGATAACCCTTTATTCAGATTACAACAACTTTGGGGAATACTTGAGTCTATTGTTAGTATGGGTGGTTTATCTCCTATGATGATTGGTGATAGAAAGATTGAATATAATAAAAAAGTTCTAGAGAAATTAAAGGAATTGGGTATAAATCCAGAAGAATTGGGAATAGATGTTCCTATGGATGATGAGCAATATAAGCTTTTCCTTGAGAACTTAAATGAAGAAAACATTGATAGAGATGGAACTAAAGATTGGACAAACGAAGAGAAAAATGATGAAGTTTCTAGTAATAATACTTGGGGTGACAATAGTTTATTTGGGAAAGAACAATTGGTCGCCTCTACAAATTTATCTGGATTGGGGTTGACCAATGGTAATAGTTTTTTCCAGACAAGTACTACAAATCAAACTAATAATTCACTTGCTTCATTAACTGATGATGATTGGAAGTGGTTGGCTTATGCTGTAAGTGGTGAAGCTGCTTTAGGTACAGATGATGTGTATGGTGTTGTTGCTTCTATACTTAATAGGTATGCAAGAGGTGATGGTACTATTGAAGAGATTATTAAAGCAGATGGTCAATATGAAGCATATGAGAAAGGTTTGATGTACCATGATCCAACAATTCTACAAGATTTAAAGAGTGATGAAGGTCAAGCTGGAATACTTGAGGCACTTAAAATCTTAGATGGTAGGACTGATTTTAAAGGACAATCACAATTACATAATAGAGTTGCAGATGAAGATCCTATGTTCCATGAGAAAGGTAATTTCTTCCATTACTCTTGGCAAGATAGTGCTAACTCTATACAACCAGAAGGATGGAAACCTTCTAATTTCTTAGATATGAGTAATGATTCTAGTAGTAGTTTGTTAAAACCAGATACAAATATACAACAGATGCTTACTAAGGGTGTTAATCAGTCACAACCTCTTATTGTTCAACTTAATAATCCAATACAAATACCAGAGAATAAAACTGAAAATAATTCATCAAATTCTGAAACCGCAAGTCCATCACTTGAAGACACTAATGTTGCAAGCATTAAACACCTCACTATGCTATCTCTAACATGACGAATCAAGGTTATAACGCATACGATTTTACTTTAGACTCTGTTGGTATTACTCCATTAACAGATGGAGCAGAGACTGTTGAGATAGCACCATTGGTACTTGGATTTAAGTATTATGAGGATATTACTACTGGTTTTGTTAGTGCTAATTTAATGATAGTTGACTCTGGTATTAATGTTCGTGGAAATTTACCTATACAAGGGTATGAAGAAGTTAATATTAAGATCACTGATTGTAATGGAGATCAACATGAGTATGATTTTCATGTTTATAGGATTGGTGATGTTTCTATTCGTGATGGATTACAGTCTTATAATCTTGGGTTGATTACAGCAGAGGCAATAGAGAATGAGAGAATCAAATTAAATAAAACTCTAAAGGGATCCCCACATCAAATAGTTGAGAGTATTATAAGTGAAAATTTTCCAGATTCTACTATTAATACTGATGTTACAAACAATAGAATGGTTCTGAGTCCTGGAAATAAATCTCCTTTTAGTATATGTCATTCATTGCAACCTAGGGCAATACCATATCAAAAACAAGGTGATACTGGTGGAACTGTTGGTGATGATGTTAAACTGGCTACTGGTTCAGCTGGATTTTTATTCTATAGGAACAAAGATGGTTTCAATTTTAGAGCACTTGATACTTTATGTGATCCTACTAAAGGTGGTGCTGGTTTGGAAGAGGACATCGTAACTCTTACAGATCAAGTGAGTGATACTGGAGCTTCTGAGGAGTATATAATTACAAAAGTTGAATTCACTAGTGAGATTAATATTATGGAAGGTCTACGTTTAGGTGCTTATAACACAGAATTGCAGACTTTTAATATTGATACTATGGAGTATGAGAAGTCTGTTTATCAGTACTCAACTCAGTATGATAAGCAATCACATTTAGGATCTGCTGGTCTTACTCAGGCACAAGAAATTATGTCTACAACTCCTGCTAGGATATCAACTGCTATTGTATCTAATGAACCATTTTATTCAGATAAAGATGCAGCAAAAGATAATAGTGATACTCCAGATAGACTAGGATTTTATATCCCACAGTCTTTTTCTCGTAATTACATCCTAAATACACAAGGATTGCAAATAGAAATTCCATCAAATCTCGATTTAACAGTAGGGAATCGTGTTAATGTAGTCCTAACCAATTCTATCGTTCAGGAGAATAGAGAGGCAGATGACATAGACATCCATAACAGTGGTTTTTATTTGATTACCAAATTATCAAGATTCTTTGATAAATCAACCAATAAAGCCGTTACGGTGTTAAAATTACAAAGAGACTCTCATGGTTCTGATGAGGATCTAAATTCTACTAACTAACTATTATGAAAAGTATAGAAGATCACATTCAAAAAGACAAAGACATCATAGATGATCCTACAACTAATGCTGCAGCTCGCAGACATTATAAGGAAGAGCTACATGAACTCGAAGAGTATGTAGAGCATCACAAAGAAGAGATCGAAGCAGGTGATCACCATGATCCTAATGCTATTGAACTCTTTTGTGACCAACACCCAGACGAGCCTGAGTGCTTGATATATGACGACTAAATATGGATCCATCTGTTAACTCTTTTTTACCTACTAATAATATTGGTTCCAATGGAGCTCAATGGTGGGTAGGACAAATTGAAGAAGTTGACAACCCTAAGCATTCAAACCGCTTTAGGGTCAGGATTGTTGGTGCTCATTCGTCAGTATGTGGTGATTCAGAAACTGCTGATT